CGCGATCAGCGGATATGTCCTTGCCGACGTCGAGGATGGAGCCGCCATCGCGATATCCACCGTCGGCGTCGAGCGCAGCGGTATGCAGCTGGATCTGTTTCATGTCAGAATCTTTCATGATGAGGCAGGGCAGAGAACCCTACGGAGCATGCTGATCGCTATTCCGCAGCTTCTGCGGTCGCCGCCCGCTCGACCGCACGGCCCATGTGCACAACCTTGGCGATTTCGGCAGGGTCGACGCCGGTGATTTCGTCGCCTTCGTCGAAGTGGACGCCGTCGACCAGAATCGAAGCGGTCGCGAATACGCCGCCCTTTTGTTTCTTCGTACTTGCCATGACTTCAGTCCTTTTCTCAAGAATTGAAAAGCGGGCGACGCGGAAACGCCGCCCGCGAGTTTGCCTGGGAGAGATTCAGGCGTGAACGATCAGACGGTCAGGGCGTCGAGCATCGCTGCGAAGCTTTCCGGGTGCCGCACGGTGATGTCGCACGACTGGAAGACTTCGACCCGGACCGTGCCGGTACCCGAGAGGATATACGGGTTGACCAGAACGTCGAGGCCACCCCAGAAGCCAACCAGCAGATCGGCGAAATTGCCGAACATGATGGCAGAGCAGACGCCGCTGCTGGTGCCCTTGGTCAGGTTCGACGGCACCTGGTTCGAAACGGCGGCCTTGTAGCCGTTCATTTCGTTGCCATTGCCCCAGATGGGATCGCCGTTGGTCGTCGCAAACTTCTGGGTGCGCTTCATCTTGCCGCGAGCCTTGGCATTCGTGAGATAGGCCAGCGTGCCGACATCGGCATTGGCAACGGCGACCTGTGTTTCAAGATCGATGATATTATCCCATGTCGGCGCAAGACCGTTGGTGCCGCCCGCTACCGAGCCGATACCCGACGTGTTCAAAATGCCACGCGGCTGGTTCGACGCGCCCGAACCATTGACCGCTGCGCGATCGATTTCAAGCGCGACGATCTTCGCCAGATCCATGCGGATGAACGATTCGACCGACATCGCCGACTGCAACAGCAGCTGGCGGCTGAAGTCCGTGTACCCCGACACCGTCTTCGGCGTCAGGGTCACCTGGTCGAACGCCTGCTGGCTTTCGGTCGAGGCGCCGGATTCTGCCAGCCAGTAAGCGGTCGCGCCGCCAGTCTGGCGCGGAATGGCGACGTTCCCATTCAGATCGGGCAGGACAGTAGACCCGACTTGCTCTATCGCAAGGCGGTTGCGCAACAGATCGATAAAGGCCGATTCGATCAGGTCGGTCGCAACCGTATGCCCGCCGGCTGTCGCCGTGCCGACCACCAGGTCGCGCTGTTCCCCGAAACCGTTGATGACATCGTGCGGAATGCGCATCGATCCCGGTTTCCGTGGAGCCTGGCCGCGCGCCAGGGCAGCATCGGAGCATTCGAATTCGAACGCTGCCGCTTCCCGTGCCTGGATGTCGGTCGGGTTGCCCAGCGCATTCAGCAGGCGCTGGAAGCTGTAGCGCTGCATTTCGCGGGATGTCAGGCCGATGATCGGGCTTTCAGCCGTGCGGATTTCGGATGCCGGGCCAGAACGCGCCTGATAGTCGCGAACGAACTGATCGAGGGCGTGCCCGCCGGCAATCGCGGTATCGGCCAGATCGCGGCAATTGAGACGTTCGCCCATTGCGGAAATCTGGTTGATCCGCTCACGCTCTGCGGCGCGCACGGCATCGAGTTCGGCGGCGGACGCGGCACGGGGTTCGGCAGGGGCTGCAACAGGTGCAGCGGCGGGGGAAACTACGGGCGCAGGGCCGCCCGCCGAGCCATCACGGCGCAATTTCATGTCTTCATTTTCCTCTTCATGGATGAGTGAACGTGGATCGAATGCTGGGGTCTCGCCTTCGCGGCCGACCCCGACCGAAGCGTCTGCAGGCACGGAAACCAAACTGATTTCGTAAGGCTCCCAATCGGTCACCCGATAGGTCGATCCTTCGTCTTCAGATTGCTTTTCCAGGATGATCTCGATCACCCGGTACCCGACGCTGACCAGTTTGCGGATGCCGTCCTTGACATCCTGAAAGACCTCTTCGGCGCGAACCGACTTGCCGAAGCGAACCAACGCCCGGCCCCGGTCACCCTCGATCCAGGCTTTCTCCACAACCCCGACCTGGTCGCGGGTATTGTGGTCCATCAGGAGCGCGGCAGACCCGTTCAGCCGGCCAAGGCGAACGGCTTTCTTGCCGTGATCCAGAATTTCGATGCCCCACCAGCGCTCATAGGGCTCGGTCGACGAGAAGCTGAGTTCGACGGTGCGGCTTTCCTCGCTGATCGTCTCCGCGCGAACCTCGAAGGTGATGTCGCGTTGCAAGCTGTGCTCCGGAATGACTTCGGCGTCGCGGTTCAGCGCGCACAGGCTCACGCCCGCCAGCGCGGCGGTGCTGATCTTGGTCATAAGGGATGCCTCCTTGACTTAGTTCGTTGCCGCTGCTGCCTGCGGCGTCTCTGGTTTGGCGACGCGCGGCTTGAACCCCTGCGCCTCTTCGTCTTTTAGTTCTGCCCAGACCTGGTCTGGATCCTGCCCGCTTTCGCGGATGATCTGGGCCCGGCTCTTGATGCCCAGCGCGACGGCCTCGGTTTGTGCCGACACTTCGTCTTTCGGGCTGACCCAGTCCCAGCGCCTCCCGCCGAAGACCGGGCAATTGAACTTGTCGAATTTCGAATAGGGCAACGCCCGCAACTCTTCATCGAACAGCAGAGCGCGCGCCAGCCATGCACTGACAATGCGTTCCTTGCCGGCGGCGATGTACCAGCCCTGCAACATCTTCCATGCTTCGCGTTCGTCGAGCGTGCCCGATCGGATCGAAGAAAAATTGACGTCGGTCAGGTCGCCAGAAATCGAGTGATAACTGGTGCCAAGGCCCGTCGCCAGGCGTCGCAGGACAGCTTTCACGAACGGGTCATAGACTTCGTGCGGATAGGCCGGATCGTAACTCTTGAACGTATAGCCTTCCGGCAGAACGTCGAACTGGCCTGGCGCCGCCTCGGTAATCAAATCCCCGGTGTCCTGCCCATTGCCGTCGGTGACCGGATCGGCGCTGATCGGCGTGCCTTCGGCCCCGTCGGCCTGCTGAAAAAACCCCATCTTGGCCGCACCGACGTTCGCTGCAACCAGTGCTGCCTCGTCGAACTTGTCCAGCTGGTGCGCATCGCGGAGCGAAACGAACGCCCAAGGCGCGCCGCGCCACTGGTCGACCTCTTCCGGCACGAAAAGATGCAACATTTCGGCGGCATCGACACGCTCGTAGCGCTGAACGCTCGACCCGTTCAGGTCGGCATTAATCGGCTGCAGCCGCAGGTGATAGGCAACTGGCTTCATGAATCCGTCGAACTCGACGCCCATCCTGATGCGATTGCCGTTCGCCAGGTCGCGATTATGCAGTTCGTCGAGCAAATGACCCGGCAGCAGCTGCAACTGAAACTGGTGCACGCCCCTGTCGCGGCCCTCGACCAGCCTGATCAGCACTTCGCCGTCACGCGCAATCATGGCGATTGCGAGGGCGTCGAACATCTGTTCGTTAAGCCGGCCTGTTACTTCAAATTGGCCGATGCGCGCCCAGCGCTTGTATGCCCGCAAGAGCTTGTCGCCGTCGCTCGTGTCGGGCTTGCCATCGGGGTAGCGGCAATCGAACTTCAGGGCGAAGCCAGCATGCCCAACGACGTTGGTTTTCACCAGCCCGAAGAACTTGCGCCCATACTCATTGTTACGCGCAAAGTCGCGGCTGCGCGCGCGCATCGTGCGCAGCGATCTGACCAGCGACTGGTTGTTCGTTTCGTCCTGTTGCGTCCAGCTTGCGACCAGGCGATCGGTGCGTGCCGCTGCGAAGCTGCGCACCTGGGCGTGCGTCGCGTGATACGAGCGCGGCCGTGACGCGGTCGCTCGCGTCGCACGACTGATTTCAAAGCCCAGGATCTTCACGGCCTAGAGGCTCGCCAGGATTCGTGTCGGCCCGCGCCCCGCCGTGTGGCGATCTTCGGCGGCAACCTTGGCTGCATAGGCATCGCGCATTTTAAGCAACTCCGCATGAGATATGCGCTCGATCGAGCGGCCATCTTCGAATGTGACTTTCAGGTCGGTCGCGGTTGCGCGCCCCTCGATCGCCGCTTCGATCGAAGCCAGCACCTTGCGCGCGTGACTCCGAACATCGACACCCGATGCGGTCGGGTCGGGCGCGATCGTGATTTGCCCCCGATTAAGGGTCGCAACCGCCCCGGCCTTCGATACTTGCTGTGCCCAGCGCCAGAGCCCTGCTGCCCAGGCCGCTGTCGTCGCGGCAGAGACGAGCAACGACCAGGCTGCTGCGCCGCCGGTGCCGTTCACCGTGACCGGCACCCCCCCGGATGCAGGCGTGAATACCCATTTGACCGCGAACCCTGCTGCCGCCGGATAGTCGGACGCGGCCTGGGCATCGTCTACCTTGAGCGTATCGCCCGCCACCAGCGCCGCCGGCAGCGCCGTCAGCGCATTGTCGATCAGGTTTGTCATCTGGACCTCTTCAAAGCCTTCCCATCCAGCCCGACTTGCGCGGGCGATGGGACTTGCGTGGCGAATGAACGGCCCGAACCGGCGGCGAAACCGGGACTTCCATCGGCGGTGCCGCGCGGTTCGGGTCGACCTGATCGACGGGTAAAGCAGCAGCACCAGCCGGCCAGGAAATTCTGAATTCTTGTGGCACCCAGCGCATCGACGATCGGCTTTGCGCGAAGGGCGGTTTCAGCAGGGCAAACCAGGCGTACAGGCTTAGATCGAGCGTTTCGTTGCGCGCCCTGACCTTTTTCCAGCGTCCCTTTTCCAGTTGCTCTGCCGTCAGTTCTGCGGACCATTCGTCGCGCCAGTCGCGCGGCAAGTGGATCCGACCCGGGCCGTTATCAAGGCGCCTCAAACGGGCGTCGACAATATGTTTGCCC